GTTGGGTGCGACGGTGATCCCGTTCGTCGTAAGGCTGATGGAGTACTGGGCGTCCGTATTTTCAACCCTAAAAGGCAAATTGATCGTATAGGGCGGGAGCATGCCGAGTGAAATGGGATAAGTCACGTTTCCACCTAGAGAATCGGACACCGTCACGGAGGTGACTTGGTCTGCTGTGCAAATTGCGCCCGTTACCGTGTACATTCCGACGTTGCTGAAAATCAGGGTATTGGTCGTCGTGATGTTCGAGATATTGAACACGTTACCTAGGGTCGTGAAATCTGTCGTAATTTCGAGTGGAGATTTGAGGGTCGTCGTGCTCGGTCGCAACATGATGCCGTTGTAAGGCAAAACGATGCTAGCGGCAGCACTACCGCTAGCCAGACCAATTTGACTAACTATAAAAAAGCTATTATTGAGCATTACCGTCGCCCTGGCCCTACCCGTCAAGACCAAGTTCACAGCTGGTTTCGTCCCGGCGGTGCCGTTTAGGGCTTTAGTGAACACGACCCGGAACCACCTGAATTCACTCGCACCAGAAACCGTGACGGTCTGATTCACACTGGTGAGGGTCGTGGGGCCGTTGAGAATTGTCCATCCGGAGTTGGTGTCGACGCTATTGCCCAGAATGTAGCACTCACCTGGAGCCAGGTCAGCACTTGGCGAGGTTATCTTCACCGAAGTGAGGATTATATTGACCGGTGAACCCAACTCCAACCACTCGCCGTTGATGGTCGTCACGGGCGCGGCGGTCGAAACTCCACCCAAGTAACTGAAAGACGGGCCTGAGGTCGAATATAGACCCGGAGTGGACGCCTGCCAGTAATCAGCCGCCTTGAACCCTTTCCATGCCGCCTGCGTCGAGCTCTCAGTACTCGCGTTCATGAGGAATTGGCCAAGATGCGTCTGGACGGTCCATTGACGTGTGGAGCCCGCGCCGGTCGGCGTCACGCTCGGAAAGTTCTGAGACGTGGTCAAGTTGTTGGCGGTCGCGACATTTACGTAGTAAAGCCGGTCCACGTCAGTCGCATTCACGGGCATCGAAAAAGTGAATGTCGGGTCGCGACCCTGAGCCGACATGTCGTACGTGTAGAGGGTATTTGCCCCCTCCATCAACTGAACGTTCGAGACGTAGTTCGACTCCATGTAGATCGTGCCGGTCACGAGCAGCTGACCCGTGTTGTTGATCACGAACTTGTTCGAACCGTCCGTTGCGAAGGTTGCAAAACCCGACCCGGTGTTCACTATGTTCGAATAGAAAGGGATGGTCGCCGAGCCGGTCGAGGGCAAGGCGACGCCCGGGCCGTAAGGCGAGCTAATGGACATGTAGTAATCAGCCTTGTTGATTGAGACGTAAGAATTAGCGACGAAATTCGAACCCGTGCCCGAGGCGTACACGTAGATGTTAGAATTTGTGTCCGTAATGTTCATAGGGAAAACGGTGGGTGTCGAGGGATTGGGGGCCACGCGCCATGGGTATGAATACGTGAAATTGACTGGCGCTGGTACGCCATCGCCCTCAGAACTTCCCCACGCGACGTTGGACACGGATCCCGAGTCCATTCCGAGGCCTACACGCATGATGTACAGTCCAGTCTCCGTGAAGTGAATCCGACCACCGGAAGTCACCGAGAATAGAGGGGTCGAATCGTAATTGGTCCATCTCGAGATGCCGCCAGGTGAACCGAAGTTGATATAACCAGATGCGGGAGCAGGCAAGGACTGATTTAGATTCAAAAACAGACCAGGTCTAGCTGGTGGGTCGGGCAATCCAGTACCCGGGTTGCGCAACCACCCAGCCTGCTCGAGCGTGAAATCCGACACGCGCCCCGCCGGACCCACATTGTATATGTAGTACGTATCGCCACCGGCCGTCACCTGACCATTAGCGAATCGCGGATCAAGTCCCCAGAAGACGCCCACGTTCGTTTGACCTGCGGTATATGTCAGGACCCATACGTTGGTCACGTTCGAAAAGGCGAATTTGTTGGTCCCGGCTATGTATGCTACATTGGGTTTGAAAACTCCAGCCGTTCCTGAACCGTTCAGCCAGTTCGTCTGGTTGAAAGTCGAGTACCAATCAATACCTGAAAAGGGGGCGACATTAGACAGGGTGTAATTTCCATTGAAAACAAGAGTAGCAGCGTTGGACACGCTAGGTGCAATCGGCCAGTACCAGTCAGTCCCGCTCGTCTTGAGAGCCGGGAGGGTCACCTTGAGCATGAGAGATCTGACCAGGTCGCCCTTCGGAGGGATGCGACAGATGTGATTCCGATTGTAAGAGATTTTTTGATCCAAAAATGGGATGTCGTAAGCTTCGAGGACGAAAGGTGTGTGCCGGCGGTACACGCCCAAGAAGTACGTCACTTGGGGCTCGCCTGTGAGGTAGGCATCCTGTTGCCCAATCGCTGCCAGCTGAATATATCCAGCCGACATCTCTAGTAAAGGAAAACATTGTTTTCCGTGCGCTCCAGCACAACTCAAAAAAGGCCGCCCAATTACAGGATGAGCCTTCAGCTCAAGAAATTCGACCCGAGCACTATGGGGGACGACAAGGTTTGCGTTTTCATCGGTAAGCGTGGAACAGGCAAATCGACTCTCGTCACGGACATTCTGTGGCACAAGAAGCACTTGGCCGCCGGGATCGCCATGTCGGGCACGGAAGATGGTAACGGGCACTACAAGCAGTTCATTCCTGACCTGTTCGTCTATGGAGACTACAACAAGGAGGCTCTCGAAAAGCTCATAGAGCGCCAGAAGCGTCTGGTGAAGGTCATGGGTAAAGACCGGACCCCGGCCGTCTTCTTGCTTATGGACGACTGCATGTATGACCGGTCCTTCATGCGCGACACGTGCATCCGCCAGCTCTTCATGAACGGCCGCCACTGGAAGATCTTCTTCATGATGACGACTCAGTACTGTATGGATATGACGCCCATGATCCGCACGAACGTTGATTACGTTTTTGCCCTGAGAGACAACGTCCGCCAGAACCGTGAGAACCTCTACAAGGCGTTCTTTGGCGTGTTTCCTACGTACGACATGTTCGGACAGGTCATGGACGCTTGCACCGAGAACTACGAGTGCCTCGTCCTCGACAACACGGCCAAGTCCAACAAGGTTACCGATTGCGTCTTCTGGTACAAGGCGCCTGTTCGCCGAAACTTCCGGGTCGGCGGTGCGGCGTTCTGGCAGTATCACCAGCGCTTCTATAACCCCCGGGCGGCCCAGGCGGGGCCTGCACAGGCGGCGCCTCGCCCCCGTGGCTCGACCACACTTGTTGTAAAAAAGGCCAAATGAATTTCCTCTTAAAATTCAATGAACTCGTACGATCCTAACGGGGCCGACACCATGTCCACACCCATCGAGGACCCGAAGCAGGAAGGTCCACCGACCGGACTGTTGAAGTTCGCGCCGGAAAAAAACGTTGACGAATCTCAAATGGCCGACTTCTCCACTTCGATTGAGGAGGTTATGCAGGGCCCCGGTGGCATGATTCAGGATGAGGTTATGGGTCCGCCCATGCCTACTCAGGGCAACAAGAAAACGGCACGCAAGTCAGAGTCCAAGGGCTCTTCCAAGAACCCGTTCGGTATGACTGATGAGCAGTTCACGGCGGCCATTGCTGGTCTGGCTGCAGTGATTGCATTCTCCAAGCCCGTTCAGGGCAAGCTAGACTCGATGGTCCCCAAGTTCACAGGTGAAGGCGGCGACCTGTCTCTGACGGGTATGGTTGTTTCGGCTCTGGTGGCCGCCATCGTGTTCTACTTCGCCAAGCAGTTCCTGGCTGAGAAGGCCTAAGGGGAGGTCCGCAGGACCTCAGCCTTAGTACCCCGTGGATCTCAAGGAGGAGCGCCTACGGCGCTCTCTTGGTCTCAGTCTCTAATCACCTCCCCACAGTACTTGCGTTCACCCTTGGCTTCATAGATACCCTTGTCTATGCAGATCATCTTAAGCTTCTTGAAATTCTCCCAAAATTTGTCCGTGTGATCGTACTCGGGCACCGACATGTGTGCGACCTCGTGGATCAGCACGTACATCGCCGAGTTTACATCGCCTCCATCCAGGCAGATGTAAATCTCGTATCCCTTATTGACGTTCGAACCAATGACGCCATCCTTTTTACCCTTGATACCCGTTATAATGGACGGCTTGAGCACCGGGATCCACATGGGGTCCTTGGTCTCCCTGAGAATGTCGAGCATGTCCCAGTACCTCTTTTTGAGGTCCGTGAGCATTTCAGGTTCCTTGTTGAATAACGCGGCTATCATGATCAGGACCTTGAAAAGTCCTGCTGCCAAAATCACCTCGGCGTCCATCTACTACTCTAGTGAGATCTTTTTGAAAACGAATTTTGAGTACAAATCAGACACGAGTCCATTGGGTGTGGTAAGCATGGGTTCCCATACCAGTTTTTCAAAGCCCACCTCTTTTAGTTTTGAAATTAAGACCCGAGAGTCCAAGGTGGGTTCCTCACGGCCGCCATCTGCATAGAATGGGCCATCGACCAACCTGACCAGGAGCCTCCGGTTTCCTTTGGTCAGAGCAATTTCGTTTCCAAATTGATCCTTGAAGTGGCCGAACTGATCAACCATCCCCTCGGCCCTGGCTAGTTCAGGAGTTATACCGATCAGTAAGCCTCCAGGCTTGATCGAAAGGGCCAAGGCCTTGAGTGAGAGTTCAAGCGTCTCGGGGTCATCGAAGATGTAATGCAAGGAGAAATTGTAGCAAACGACATCGAAAGGGCCGGCGAATGCAGCCTGCCGTATGTCGCCCCGGCCCAGAAACCATACATTCAGGTGCATGTCGAGGGCCCGTTTCTCCGCCTCGAGGAGGGACTCATGGTCCGGATCGATTGCGAAGATCTTAGCCTTGACCGCTTTCCACTTGTGCCAGTCGCCTCCGCGACCACATCCACAGTCGAGGACGGTCGATCCAGGTCGGACCCACTTGGTGATGAGTTCACGCTTGGACCGGTTGTGCAATTTACGAAGTTCGTCCATTGCGTATTTGGGCTTAAAAAATAAGCACTTGTTACTCTTATATGGGTTCTCTGGAGCAAGATTACCTGACGGTCCCAGGACAGCTTTTTGCATGCATTTCCTTCGTGGGTCCTGATCAGCCGCAAAAGAATGAGAAGCTCGGAATGAAGATTCGTGGTTGCTTCGCGACCCGTGACGAGGCTGCCGGCCACGCTAAGCGCCTTCAGAAGGAGGATGCGATCGTCGACATTTACGTCGTGGACATGTACAAGTGGCTGCTGATCCCCCCGGATCGCGATCAGATCAACGATGTCCATTACCAGAACGACAAGCTCGAGGAGATTATGACCAAGTACCGTGAGAACCAGTCGCAAGCCTCTGCGATGTTTGAGAAGCGCAAGCGCGATATGAGCGCAAAGCCGATCGCGGGCGACACGCCTTACATTGAGCCCGGGGATGAGAATAGCAAGTTCTACACCAAGCCCGACGTGCCGCCGATTCCCCACCCGGCTGACCTGATCGACGATCTGAAGAAGGAGTTCCCGGACATGGAGATGCTCGAGCTGGTCAAGCTGGCCGACGAGCGTGTCGGGACCGAGATCGCACG